ATTTTAACGATTAAAGGCCACACACCTGATTTGGCAGGCATCTCACCCAACACATTCAAAATGAATTGCACTTCGTTTTGGTCAAGGTCTAAATTCATGCTTGTCCCCAAGGAGTGCCCGATGATGTAACTGGATTCTTCTGCGCTTCAATCTGAGCCGCCAGAGCATCTTCTGTTGCTTGTTTATCAACCGATTCCCACACCCAAGCCAATACAGTTTCTTGTGTCAGGTTTTCATAAGGTGTATTGACTGTGCCATCTGCCCATGAGCAAGTGGAATAGATGGATGCTGTGTAGTCTCCATCTACTGCTGTGGCTTGCCAATGTGCTGTGGTTACAAAACCATCTGCTGTTTTGCGGTCAAGTTGTGAGATTGTCCAAGTGGTAGTAGTCATGTTAGTTTTCCTTTAAAACTGTTTGGCAAATTTGCCGTGGTACAAGATTCTGGCTTCTTGAGATACAAGACCCGCAAGTTCTAGGTCTTTGTAATAGCCAATGATTTTTGACTTGCCATCTTTCATCACACGAACAAGCCACGCTTTACTATGTTTATGCCATGAAACACCCGCATATCCTGATGTATTGCTTGCTATCTCACCACGATTGCATTGGTTTTCACTTCTAGTGGCTTCACGCAAGTTCTCAATGCGGTTGTCTTGTCTGTCACCATTGATATGGTCAATTTCTTTTGGCAAATATCCATGCTTAAGCAAGAAAATCAATCTGTGAACCTTGTGTGGCTTACCCATCCAAGTCACATGACGATAGCCAGTTTTGTGGATTGAGCCTACTTCCTGACCAACAAGATATTGCTTGTTAGGGTGCATGACTTTTTTCCAGTACAAATGACCATCTTTGTGGTCAAAGTATTCTGCGACTAATGCTTGATTCATTGAGCCTCCAATGTTGCAACACGCTGACGCAATGATTTTACTTCTGCAATCAGATTAGCAATCAATTCAGAATTTGAATAATCCATTGCTTGCATTTCATCGCCATCTTTAGTGCCTGTGGCTACTGGTGTGCGTGATGCTTCTTGTACTTCGTGAGCAATTAAACCAACGAATATAGAGCCATCAGCCTTCCAAGTACCTTCTACAGGATTCAAACTGTCAATGTAAGCACCAGAGGCCGTAATTGGGCCTGTGATGTCTTTTAAGCGGTAATCAGAAGATGTGTTGTATAAAACACCTGTTGTACCATTTTGTGTAATTGTTCCAATTGTTGTTCCGCTTCGTTGAAATGTTTCAAACGCCCATCCACTTGTACCTGCGTTGTTTCCTAAAAAGAAATATCCACTAGGGTCTACAGCAAAACCAGGCGTTGTAAAACTTGTAGTGCCAACCAATAACTGACCACTAGCCGTCAATGACATCGCCTGAGTAAAGGAGATAGCGTTTCCTGCTGTGCCTGATGCGGCTGTGTACCAACGATGAGAGCCTGCTGTTTGGTTATACTGCGATGCAAAAGTAGACGTTCCATACTTCCAACCAGAGTTATAGTAGGCATTGGTTGATACATAAAAATCATTTGCGGCTGAAAGTATTTCGTTTCCAGCAGAACCAATTTCAAATGCTTTTCCATAAGTTGAAGCACTCGGAGTAACTCCCAAGCCTAGATTGCCTGATGAACTAAACACTAACTTGGTGTCAAACGTTGAACCACCTTGAGTAGTTGATTGTTGAATTCCAAAATCACCATAATTGGCAATATCGCTAACAATTCGCCAATCTCTACTGGCGGCATTTGCCGCGCTGTACTTAAACCTGACAGAACCGCTGTTGTCAAAAAGGTTAGGAACGGCAATCGTTCCATTTATATCCAACTTGTAAGCAGGCGAACTTGTACCAATACCCAACCCTGTTGAGGTGAGGCGCATTTGTTCTGCATTATTTACAGCAAAAACAGTTGGGCCATTAAAAGCATTCCACAAATAAAGTTCACCACTATCTATTCCAACATAAGCTTTATATGAAGCATTTGCAGTATCAGAAAAAGCAATAAGCGGGTAAGCATTTTCAATGGCAATGCCTCTTGCGCTTGAAGAAAATCCATTAAGTATTGTTTGAGGTGTTGATGTCCCAATACCTACATTAGTCCCATCAAAAGTAAGCGCAGAGCCACTTGTCAGAACCTTTGAACCATTGAGATAGGTTACTCCGTTGGCTGTGCCTCCAGAGAGGGTTACAGAGCCTGAAGCAGAGATGTCTGTCAAACCAGAAATAGCACCTGTATCACTCAAAATACCAACAGAATTCTGAATAATCTTGCCAGTAGTGCTATCAAAACGAGCTAAAGCATTGTCTGTAGAAGATGCAGGGCCAGTAACATCACCCGATCCACCGCCACCAGAAGCAGCAATAGTGATTGAGCCACCACCATTGGTGATAGAGATACCAGAACCTGCTGTCAAAGTGGCTTTAGTAAGGGTATTACCTGTTGTGTTACCAATCAACAATTGACCATTTGTGTAGCTAGTCTGACCTGTACCACCATTGGCGACAGGAAGAGTTCCTGTTACACCTGTAGACAAAGGCAAACCAGTAAGGTTAGTAGCAGTACCACTTGAAGGAGTACCCAAAGCACCGCCATTGACAACAGGAGCGCCAGCAGAGCCGACATTCACAGCCAAAGCTGTAGCCACACCAGTACCTAAACCAGATACGCCTGTGGCAATTGGAAGACCTGTAGCGTTAGTCAATGTTGCGCTAGAAGGTGTACCCAAAGCAGGTGTTACCAATGTAGGAGATGTTGCAAAGACCAAAGAGCCTGTGCCAGTTTCATCTGTTACAGCAGAGATAAGGTTTGCACTTGATGGAGTCGCTAGAAAGGTCGCTACGCCTGTTCCAAGCCCAGAAACACCTGTGCTAATAGGCAAGCCAGTAGCATTGGTTAAAGTGCCGCTAGAGGGCGTTCCAAGGGCAGGAGTGACCAAGGTTGGGCTATTGGCAAACACCAAAGCACCTGAACCTGTTTCATCACTAACAGCAGAAGCCAAGTTAGCAGATGAAGGTGTAGCCAAGAAAGTTGCAACACCACTACCCAAACCGCTAACACCAGTAGAGATCGGCAATCCTGTGGCGTTTGTCAAAGTCGCAGAAGCGGGAGTTCCCAATGCGGGAGTCACCAGAGTAGGACTGTTTGACAGAACAACAGAGCCTGTACCAGTAGATGAAGTTACGCCAGTACCACCATTTGCAACAGGCAAAGTGCCAGTAATATCAGAAGTAGATAGGCTTACTGCATCCCAAGTAGCGTTACTACCATCAGTCTGTAGATACTTGGTTGCGTTACCTGTTTGGCTAGGCAAGAGGTTATTCAAAGCAGCAGTAGCGGTAGAAGCACCTGTACCGCCATCAGCAATAGCCAAATCTGTAATACCAGTAATTGAGCCACCAGTAATATTGGCATTAGAGTTGTCAGTCTTAGTGGCAACAGCAGTCTGAATATTATTGAACTCGGTGTCAATCTCAGCACCCTTGACAATCTTTAGAGGATTGCCAGGCGACAGATTGTCTTTACTAGCGAAATTGGTGGTCTTTGTATATTGGCTCACAGTAATTCTCCTTAGCCCATTTTGCCATCTTTGGCTTGAATTTCAATCTTTTGCAGAGAAAATGAAACATTGTTAATCGTTGTTTCATAACCAGTTTGGACAATCTTTCCCGCACCTGAAGCATTGGCGGTCAGAGTCTTGATAGGAACACCACTTGTGTATTCAGCAATGTTGTACTCAGCAATGCCATACTCATAACTGACTTGAGTAGGAATATAGATATTCTCGGCTTGGTAAGCGCCAGAATAGTCAAATCCCCACTTAATGGTTAAGTACTGATTCGAGCCACCAATCACAATGGCGGTCACATTCTTTAGAATCGAAATCTGGTTAGGATTTCCCAAATCAGCATTGTTCGTATAGTAAGCAAAGCGATAAGTGGCATCATCATCAAGATAGCCGTTGTACTTACCAATGTAGCCATTCTTACCAAGATACAAATCACCATTTCTAAGTGATTTCAAACAAGTTGGAGCAATAGAGTCCCACTTAGTGACCCTGAACGATCCGTCTTGCAAAGTTTGCTTAGTATCAAAGCAATAAACTTGGAATGTTGCAGGTAAAACAAGCAGATAGAAGGCTTCTTTTTCTGAGTAAACAGACTTCAGATTAGCCAATGTTTCGCTTGCCAATGATGAATTCAGGTCAAAACGAACATTCTTAGAGATGTCCCGCAAAGGAGCAGACTTCTCTTGAATAGTCCTCATCAATGAACGAACACCTGAGTCTGACAAGAAAACAACATCAGAGCCAATACTTTGAATGGTATCCCTAGCAATACAGCCAATAGAGCCTACTGTGTCGCTCAGAACAAGAGATGCGGGTGTAGAAGCATTGGAGTAAACAAGAATCTGTCGTTTACCAAAGATAAACAAGAAGTCATTGTGAGCAGCCAAGCCCATCACTTCATCAGCACCATTAGGCCATACACGAGAAACATCTAGTGTTCCTGAAGTGCCACCACCCCATACATGACCTGCAATCAGATCAGAGAAGCTAATCGTTACCTTGTCACTAGAAGTGTTAGCAACCCATAAACGACCAAAAGCCGATAAAACAATATTAGCTTGTGGAACAGTAGCTACATAACCTGATTTTTCAGACACTCTACGATAAGTAGTTGTACTTACAGCAGGGTCGTAAATCAAAGGGTCATGCCCTGTTTGAAAGAAGTATGCAATGCCATTTAAAGATGCACATTGCCAGTTGTTTGCACTAATAGTAGGAGCAGTACCACCGCCACCATAGGTCAATTCAACAACAGCATTTGAGCTATTGAGCTTAAATATCTTATTGTTTCCAGCAAACAGAACTGTCAGAGTGCCATCATTCTGGACTAACTCATGGATAACACCAACATCGTTAGCGCCAAGGTTGCCAGAAGAGGCATTGACCTTTGTCCAACCTTTTCTAGCACCAATACGACCATATTGGTCAAGGATGCAGTTTGTAGCAACTAAAGCAAAGCCAGACCCTAAATCTAAGGGTGAATCTTCAGTATTCAGGCCATAGAAGCCTGGTGCTGAAAGACTGTAACTTTGTAGTGGAGCTGCCATTAGACTGCCTCAAAATTGTCTTCAGGGTAACGAGTGCTTTCCATTGCAATAGCATCAGCAAGCATTCCTCTAAACAAAGCATAAGCCTCATTAGAGTTAGTTCCACCATCTTCACCACGCTCGATCAAAGCACGAGCATAGGCACTCTGAGTCACCAAATAGTCCAAGACTTTGACTGTAGTGCTATCAGAAGAGAGATTAGCTTGAGGGACAATCACATCAAACAAGATTGTGTAAGCACCATCAGGAATTGGGTATAAATCAATCTTTGTATCACCATTAGAATCTACTCCGTTGTAGCAGTATTCAGATGGGATTCCTTGAACAGGAGTCACAAAGTTCAACTTACGATTCATGCTTGTGAAAGGAACATCACCCATGACAACATTGCTAGTTGTATTGAGAGCATCCATAACACGGAACTTTTGACCAACACCAGTCAAAGAATAAGAATGTGTGCCACCAGTAGTTGAAATGGTTACTGTTTGTGACAAACAATTCCAAGTATATGCGTCTTCGATCTGACGTTTGGCATCATTGACAAACTTGCCAATCAAAGAAGAATATGTTGTTTCGCCAACAGTAGATACTGTGCTTTCACGCAAGCGAATTAGCACATCGTTAACAAGTTCTAAGTAGGTCATGTTCTTTGCGCTCCTTGTACTTCAAATGTACAAATGAAAGTATAAGTGCTTCCTGTTTCTGTTGTTACACGAACTTGATCGCCCTCTTCAAGCACGATATATGCACCACCATCAAACTTTAGATATTCTTTAGCAGTTAAGCTATATTCTTTAAGAATATCGTAAGAAGTTGATGAACTAGAGTCATACCATTGTGCTGTGAAGTGCTTGGTAGAGCCGCTAGCATTATGTGCATAAAGAAGATTAAAGAGAGCGTAATATCCAGTCGGTACTGTATAAACAGTAGTCAATGTTGCCGCTGTTGGGCTAATTCCGACTGAAACTGGTCTCACTTCTTATTCCTCTTAGAGATCGCTGCGGCTTTTGCTTTAGCGTCTTCCTTGGACGATGCTCCCCAAGCTCTAAGAGAAAGTAAAAGTCGGGTAGGCTTTCCATCTTTCATCTCAGCGCCAGGCATATTGCCCATTCGTGCTAAAAAGGATGCCCTACGAGGGTTATCT